CCCACCCCGCGCTGCTTCTTTCGGCGGTTACTCCCGCTCGGGCATCAACTGGCGATCGATTCCCATAACGTCCCGCCAGCGTAAACAAGGAAACGCTCAATAGGCGGCAACGGGCGAGTTCTTTAGCAATGGCCTCGCCAGACCTGTCGTAGTTTAGTCGATAACCCGCGTCGAGTAAGGCTATTGGACGCATGGGCAAAGAAAAAGCGCACAGTACTCCCGACGTGTCCAAACGAGAACCCTCACCGAGAATACTACGCGCCTTTTGGCGAAAATTTCTAACGTAAAAATGTTGCGTATATCATATAATAGCTATATAATATACGTATCTGTAGCGTTGATAGCGCTACGCCGAGTTGGTAGCTCGGTTAATCAGTGAAAAAGTCTTTGGTTTATAGTCGATGTGGTAGTCGACTTGAATCTCTTTCTCGGTAAGGGTCTCGCTGTTGATTGCAGCGGGCCTTTTTCTTTGGTTATGTATTTAGTTGGTCAAACATTATGTATCGATATGTATTAATAGGTTTATTCGATTCTACCATTTCGTGTAAAATACGACAATATAAAAGTACAACGTTTTAATTCTACGTCCATCATATACGATATCGAATATCGTGTCAATAAAGAGTTTCAATTAGCTATCGAATTATTAGCAATGCCTAACGATTTCATAGCCATGCCCTCTAAACGAAAAAGGGCGCCGCCCATATCGTGAAGGGCCGCGCTCGGTCATCGCTCAGTATCCGCTTGCTAGTCGATCGTAATTCGTTTGCATCTTCGAAAAATAGCTCGATTCCATGTCGGCCTCGCTCATGCCGATGTACTCCCCGATAGACAGCAGCGCTCGGAAGGCGAATGCGTACTCGCGAATGTTCGAAAAGTCCGCGCGGTACAACTCGGAGAATAACTCGTTGAGCGACACGTCTAGGTATCCTAACGATTTCACCTCGGCGATGTGATCGCTATGCCCATATTTGTTACCCAGCGAGAGCATGAAGTGCAGTACGTCAGCCCATTCGTCGAACTGGCGGGCCTTGTCATTGCGCTTGTTCAGCTTCCAATACTTAAAAAATCCGATTTCCTGCGCGAGCTCGCCTAATTCTACGTGAAGGGCTGTCGTAACATCAGCCGTGAGGTTGCGGTCCTGCAGTGAATGAACTTCGATTACCTTGCGATCAAGACGCTCCTGCGCGTCGAAATATTTTACTAGATTCATCGTGATTCCTCCTCGATTCGTATTTTACTTATCGCTTGAAAATATCTCGTTATCAGCTAAAGTAATAATAATGTCATGCTCTTTTACCTCAATATTAACGTTACTCCAACCGCCTTCTTCGTCTCTAAAAATAAATATCTTACCTTTATCTTCTTCAGACACTCGCTTTAATAAATCGTTAAGACTCATATTACCGCCTCCTATTTGTGCCACTCGCCGAAATCCTTACTAGCGCCTGGGTAGTATGTCTGCGCCAGACCCTTCGCAAGTAGGTCCTCGTTTAGATTTATCCATTCGCCGTTCTCGTTGTAGTATATCGTCGCCAAGTATCGCCCGTAGCCGTCCAATTCGAACCGCTCGCTCAGGATGCGAACGTCCTTGTCGAGCACTTTCGACTCAACGTAGGCTTTCGCATCCTTTGCGAGTTGCAGGCGGGCGCCGGTGCTACCGCGCATTTCTGCGGTGTTGACGCCCTTAAAGCGAAACTTGTTACGTCTGTATTGGTCGTAGCCTAGCGATACCATTGCGGTGATCGTGTCGCCGTCGTACACGCTGGTTACGCGTGCGTCTCGGATGTAATTGTCTCGTATATCCATTCGTTTATCTCTCCGTTCTTTGCTCTCGTTGTAGTGCTTCGATAGTTTCGTTGATTTGGTCCGCATGTTGGCTGAACCAGCCTCGGTAGTTTGTTTCGAGCTTATGGTACGTAACTGGCTTACCTTCGTAATGCTTCATGTAAATTTCGAACGGTGTTAGCCCTGCGATGCGTTTCAGCTTCGGATTATCGATCTGCAGTACGCTACCAACTCCGACAAACTTGCACGAGTCGTCTACACGAGTGAGCACCGCTTGTAACTCAGCCATGTCCGCATTTTGAACCTCATCGTATATAACAAACGAGTTCTTCCACGTTACGCCTCGAGCGAACGCCGTTGTCAGCGGTAGTACGCGTACTTGCTTCGTCATAGCATCCGGTAAAACCCATCGGTCGAACGTGCCTGGCTTAACGTATTCGAGCGCGTCAGCAAGCGGAGCCATGTACGGCGCATTCTTCTCGGTAGGATCTCCCGGCAAGAATCCCTGGTCGCGAATCGGAATGGCGGAGCGAATGTAAATGATTTTGTCATACGTCCCTTTCTCGACCTCATAGGCGCCGGCTAGTACGGCTAAAGTTGTTTTTCCAGTTCCAGCAGGCGAATCTACCCAAGACGCTTGCACGACGTCAGTTGGCTGCCATAGCGCTTGCATATACGCGTATTGATGACGGTCCGCTAATACGTTGAATCCTCGCTCTTCTAACCACTTCCAACGAATATCGTGCTTGCCCATTCGATCAGCTCCCATCGTTTTTATAGGTATCTAAACGTCCACCCTTTATGTTGACGCGTTCTTCCTTGTAAGCAGCTTGTAATACCTTGTTTAATCAGTCCGTGGTTACGTGCGAATTCTCTTATTCCTAAAGCTACGAGTCTTTCTCCCGAAGGACTAATTGCCTCGAACTCCTTCTTTAGATGTGTTCTATCTACTATCGCAGAGTTTTTCGTTTTGGTTAGAAATGTGCAAGTATTAAGTGAGTAGATTTTCGTCTCCGCTTTCATTTGCTTCATGTCTTTATCGAGGTTGAGCACGCCAGCCTCAAAAAGAGACTGGTCATACCCATCGATTAGTGGGATATCTTTGACGAACTGTTCGAAAGAGCACCATTCCTCCGCTACCGTAACGCCTTTACCTCCGTAATTTATATACGAGTTATCAGTAACGTCATAGCAACGGCGTAGCATCTTGTGCCATATGTTATAACTCCTTCTATTAGTGACAACATCGGCGTTCCCTATATAACCGACACCTAGTATGTCTCGAGCGAATCGGTCCTTTATTTTCCCTCGTTTCATTTGGACCTTTTCGACTACCGTTTCGTAGCCAGTATCTAAAAACCGGATGCGCCATTTCTGATTATTGGACTTGCTCTTTCCTTCGGTCGCTAAGACAACATACTTTTGACCGGATTTGTTTTCCAGAATTTCTCCAATCACAGTGCACCCTCCTTAGATACTAGAATTTGAATACGTCGTCCGTAATCGGCTGTACATTCAGCGCCTTTACATACCCGTTTCCTTTACCTTTCGTTCCCGCAAGCTCGCTAGACTTACGGCGGGACCAACGCCCAGCCTCGCATTACTACGAGGAGCAGACTATCTCACCGACCACTTGGGCCGCCTCCCATTTCGACTGCCAATCGCTTGCAGCCTACGGTTTACGCCTAGTCGTTACACCTTCCGATTGCTCGGCTTGGCTCGGTATTGCCCATTACGGGGTTTCACCGAATTAGAGAGGTTATTCGATCGGCATCGCTGCCGAAAGCCGCTAATTGTTAACGGAGAAGAAATCATGCGTCTTCGTCTCGGTGCGCAGCCCGTTGAGTACAATCGGATTAACCGGCTCGTCAGGGTAAAACGTATCGCGTCCGAGATTCATCAGCGCCTTGTTCGCGTTGTATCGCACGAAGCGTAGCACGTCGTCAGTCAATCCGATTTGCTCGTAAACTTCCTCCGTATACGCCTTCTCGATATCGTATAACGTTTCAAGAAGGGAGAGTGTTTCCGCATCCGCACGCTTCTGTTCGTCTAGCGTTAGTTTGGCGTAGGTTTCTTGCGCTAGAAGGCCGACGAATACCCCATGCACGGCCTCATCACGAATTATTAGATTGATTATCTCGCCGCTTGCCGTCATCTTTCCTTGACCAGCGAGGTATAGCGGGTAATAAAAACCCGAGAAAAACGCGAAGGTTTCTAGGAAGACGCTCGAAACTTTCGCCATATACAGTGAGTAATTGTCCGTAATCCTGCGGTAATATCGCGTGATAATCTCGGCTTTTCGCTGCAGGCGAGGATTCTTCTCAACCCACGCGAATACTTCGTTTATATCCTCCGATGAGATGAGCGTAGTGAATATCGTTGAATAACTCTTATGATGGATTGCTTCGGCCATCGACATAAAGTTAAGTACGGCTTTTTGCTGCAAGTCGGTTACGCATTGAGATATTAACGGCATCCCTACGTTACTCTGCTCGGTGTCGAGGAGCGTAAGCCCCGCAAGCACCTTTTTAAATACGTCCTTTTCCGACTTGCTTAACGTAAACCATACGTTTTTATCTGAACTAACGGGGATTTCTGTATCTACCCAAAAATTACGGATATTAGCCTCCCAAAACATCTGCGTGTAGTCGTCGTTTCTTACGTTCCAATTCGTCGGAATGTGTGTTTGTGTCATCGTATCGCCCTCCTTAAATTGCGCATGCGGTGCATTCGCTTGCTGATAAATTCCGTGTTCTCGTATAGTACAGCGATTTTAGTCCCTTCTTGTGGGCGTATACGTAATATCTCGCTAGGTCCGCCGTGCTCACATCGCTGTTCACGTATAGAATCGTTGAAATCCCCTGGTCAACGTGTTGCTGAATTTCCGCAATCAAGTCGATGAGCTTCAGCATGTTGCGATCATAAGCCGAGCGATAGTAGTGTACGTAAGTCGTTTCGCTCAAGAACGGCATCGGGTAGTATGTCGTGCTGTTTCCGTATGTCCGCGTCTCAATTACTGATGTAACAGGCATTACGCTTTGTGTCGCGTTCTGTACGTACCCAATCGATTGAGTCGGGGCTATCGCAAGTCTGTACGCATTGTATAATCCGTAGAATTGTACGTTACCTTTCAACTCAAACCAATCCGTCGTGCTCGGGATGCTAATCCCCTCGAATAGCTTACGAACCTTTTCGGTGCGTGGCGAGAAGTCTTCCGTTAAGTATTTATCGAAGTAATTACCGTTTGCGTATTCGCTTTTCTCGAAGTCCTTAAACGTCTCGCCGCGCTCCTTCGCGATCTCCATCGATTTCTCAATCGAGTAATAGTTCATCATCATAAAGAACGTGCGAGCAAAGTCTATCGCCTCTTTCGACTCGTAGCCTATATCGTTCTTCGCTAAGTACCCGTGTAGATTCATAGCGCCCAACCCTACACTGTGTAGCTCCTCGTTTGCTTTCTTAACGGTCGGAGCGTTTTGAATCGTAGTCATATCGGATACAGAGGTAAGCGCCTCAATACCAGCGTGTACGGATTCGCGCACCTTCTTTGTATCCATTACGTTTACGATATTTAGAGAGCCGAGGTTGCACGATATATCGCGACGGATAATGTCGCCCACACCGTAATCGTTAATTTCTGATGTTTCTTGGATCTGGAATATTTCCGAACACAGATTCGACATTTTAATGCTACCGATTTCCTTCAACGGGTGTACATTATTCGCGTTGTCTTTGAACATTAAATACGGGTATCCCGATTCGAGGTTCGTCATAGCCATGCGGTTTAACATATCGCGAGCACTCATAACCACGCGCTTCTTCACGTCAGGATCTGCGACTAGAACGTCGTACATTTCGTCCATGTTCATGTCGTCTAGATGTTGTCCGTATTTCTTATACACCGTATACGGAGCGAATACGTATAATGGTTCGTCCTTCTCCGCTAACTCGAAGAACTTACTCGGAGCAATTAGGCCGATAGATAGCGTTTGAATACGGCTCTTTTCGTCGGCGTTTATCTTCTTCCCGTCCAATACCTCGAGTACGTCCCAGTGCATGATATTGATGTAGACGGCGCCCGCTCCCTTACGCTGACCTAATTGGTTCGCATAGTTGAACGAATCCTCGAGTAGTTTTATGACTGGCATTACCCCGCTCGCTGCGTTCTCGATTTCCTTAATTGCTTCGCCACGTCCTCGCAGCTTGGATAAATTAATCGCCACGCCTCCGCCTATTTTCGAGAGCTGCATTGCGGTATTAACGTTGAAACCTATCGAATTGAGGCTATCGTCCATTTCGAGAAGGAAACACGAGACCATTTCGCCTCTGCGCGATTTACCTGCGTTAAGGAACGTCGGCGTCGCCGGCTGGTAGCGCTGCTCCATCATCGACTCTACATAGCGCTTTGTCTTAGCGAAGTCCCCACGCCCTAGCGAAATGGCAACGGCAACCACGCGGTCCTCGTAGCGCTCGAGATACTGCTTCTTATCGTTCGTTTTCATCGCGTAATCGTTATAGAACTTCGATGCAGCCATGTACGACTGGAATTCGAAGCCATAAGCGTAAGCCAAGTGCGTAAGGTACTCGATTTGCTCGAGCGTTAAGTATTCGTACAGGTTCTCGTAAAAGTCGTTTTCGATCAGATAGTCGATGCGCTCCTTTACGCTGCCGAAGCGGAGTGTCTTCTCGTCAACCTCCCGCATGAACTCGGCGACCGCTTCTTTATCGATAGCCAGCGCTGCAAAGTCGCCTGTTTTGTCAAACGTGTCAAACATTTCGTTGTTCAATTCGATATGTTTCAAAGTTCCACTACCCTTCGTTTAAAAGTTTCGACGTCTGTCGGCGTCCCGCTTAGTTCGAACGTGTATATCAACGGAACCTTGAACGCTTCCGATATCGTGTACGCCGCTTTGCCGAAAAAGTCGCCCCAGTTACGATTCCCGCTAGAAGCGACGCCCCGTAGCATCCCGTGATTCTTCGCTAGAAATTCCGTCGTGCTCTCCGGTACTTGACCGAAGCCTGTCGTGTAGGTCACGAGGGTAAACGGCTCGTCGACCGTCAGTCCCTCGCTAACCTTTACCGCCGGCAGGCCGAGCTTGTGTATGAACCGCTCGACGTTGCCGGTCTTGCTATCGTATACAATTAACATCGGACTCACCTCGTATTAGTCGTAATACTATATCGTATCAAAATAGGCGGTCGATAACCTCACACATTAAATACCCGAAGGGGGCCGCGCATACAATAAACGAGACTAGCGTCATAAGACTTGACTCTTCCTCTGTTACAGCCACAGTTAACCCTCCGATAAACACGAGAAATGAGCAAAATGTTGTGATATATAACATTAGAAAGGCGCTCCTTCCTCTTTATTATCGTTTAAAACGAGAATCTCTTCGTCGACCGTAGTTAATAGAGGGAGGTTCTCCGCAAGTACTTGGTGCAGTACGTTCGAAGTCCTATTGACGAGAGATTCATCTTGTTCCTCTGGGTTATACCCCGCTTCAAACATTATTGCGTGAAGCACCTCGTGAACGAGGGTCTGCTCTTTTCTTTCTGTTGTTAAATCAGCGTCTATTTGAATCACACAATCGCTGAAATCAACTTGACCAAATAATCCGTATTTTCGCTGCAACCCTTCTACTTCTTGGACAATATATAGAGCTCCTCCCACTTTGATTTCCTTCTCGTCGAATATTTTATTCATTAATAATCCCCTCCATTTTCTCGAATGTATTTAATCTAGCTTTATCCCCATGAAGTTCTATCGCGTATACATTGTACATCTCGGCCGCTACGCGCTCTGTCCCGAAATAACCTATAAATATAGATTTTCCTTGCTTTTTAATCTGTGCTACATATTTACTTCGTCTTTTATCGTAAGTAACTCCTATATACTTTGAGTGTACCCCTCTCACTTTATCAACTGAAAATACCTCGGTCGGTACGTAATCTTTCGGTATATCGTTTATGACAGCATACTCCCCGAAGTACTCTTCCGCCTTTTTATTATAGTGATACGCAGCATCGATCTCGTTAACAAAACACCCTAAATGCTCAGTTTTACCGTTAATCTTTATCGAGCTTTGGTATTTTCCGACGCTGATATTAAAGTGAACACCCTTGTATTTACTTGTTGTACTTGAGGACCTTTTACCTCTATTCCAAGAGTTTTCTAAATGGTTACATATCCTCAAATTCGCTCTTCTATTATCGAGGCCGTTTCTATTTATATGGTCAACGATTTCCCCATCTTTGGCTCCTGTGATAACTCGATGCATTCTCACGCTCGTTCCAGTCCCGTTAACAATGTCGACTGCAGCCGCGTAGTCAGGGTTTTGAAACCGCCAATTCCATTGTATAAGGTAATCATAGTCCTCATCATCGACTATCGCTACTTTCCCTTTCGTCAGAGGTATTTCTTTAGCCATCGATTAGCTCCTCCTTTAATAGGTACGCAAGCGCGATCCCGCACGCGTCCGATTCATCATTTGTAGCGAAAGGTCCTGTATATCCCGTAATCCTCCGCACCGCCTCCTCGACTTCCCACTTCTCGGCCTTGCCTCTGCCCGTGACCAGTCTCTTTATTTCGGAAGGCGGCATCGCATCTAGTTCGATACGCATCCCGAGATGATGCAGCGCCCTATCAACGGCGGACCATGAACTGAAAACCGAATACTCAATCTTCGAGTTTTTCGAGTCGAAGTTTTCTCGCACGATCGTATCAATCGGACGCTGCTCCCGAAAGAATGCGTACGAGTAATACTCGATATGTTGCGTACGCTGTGCGTAGTTGTCTTTCGTGTCTGTCTTGACGTGGAATAACGCTGTGACCTTCGGCTTGCGGTCGATTACCTCGATAACCGCGAAACCTGGACTAGACATCGAAGTATCTACGCCCAGCACCCGCAACGCCTTGCTTCGTTTAGGCTTCGCCATTAGCCCGCCTCCTTACTACCTCGAACGCTATCGATGAAGTCCAGCGCCTCTATGTAGCCGCGCTTCTTGTAATCCGGTAATCTGCTGCGCTTGACTTGCTCGACTTGCTGACGGATTGCCTCGTATTCCTCATCGCTGAGATTTTGCGAGATTGCCGTCTTGTAATCGTTGAATCGGAATGTCGTTAGGTCTAGCGGTGGTGCGATGCCCTCGCGAGCCGCCTTCGTTACTCTAGCGAACTTCTCGAGCACCGTATCGCGTTCAGCCTGCGAAATGTACTTGCCGAATGCCTTGTTTCGCTCGACATCTTCGCGGAACCAATCGTACCCATACGTTAGGTGGTACAGCACGATATAGTAATCGAGTCCATACATTTCGGAGTAGACGATCGTTTGGTCAACGTGCGCCTGCTTAGGGTCGGCGAGTTTCTTAAAATCCGTCCAGCTCTTTTGGAACGACTTGACCTCGAGGCCTACACGGAGCACCTCGCCGTCATCCGTCGTATATAGCAGGATTCCGTCAGGCAATCCGTTAAGCCCGAACTTCTCACCGTCATACTCGACTTCGTGAATCGTCTTCTTGAAATGCTCGAAGGCAGGCTCGTTTCTCTCGGTGCGCTCGAATCGGAATCGCGGCTCCTTGCCCGTTAGCTTCTTGAAGTGACGTTCAGCGAGCATGATTTCGCGCTGAAGGTACCCTCCGACCGCGCTGCCCAATCCCGTCCAGTCACGCTGATTCGGCGTAGGGTTGCTCTCGTCTTTCTTGGAGCGCCGCACCTTTTCGTACAGCTCCCGCTCACTATTGCCCGCCGAGCTTGGCGAGAACAGCGGTCGAGGCGTTCCGTCAGGTGCCGTTTTCCAGTTAAAATAACCCCATTTCGATTGCTCACGTAGGACTCGTGCGTACTGTTCGTAAAACTCCGCGTCCATCGCATCGTCATACGGCTGTGCGTACGAGTGGAATTCCGCCATGTACGATACGAACTCATCCGCTATCTCCTGCGCTTGATTCTGCTTACGAATATTTGCTAGGCTCATGCGTTCACCCCTTCGATTTTGATGCCGAGGATTTCGAGTACATCGACCATCCCTACCTTACGCTCCATCGCTGATGGACTACCGCCAAAGCTGGCGTAATGTGCCGCGATGAGTTCATCCGTCGTCTTCTCGACTTCATACCCATTCTCGATAGCCTGTGCTAGTTTTACGAGGTTTCCGTTTTCACGTACCCAAGAAGCTACGTTATAGGACTCTTCGTTCATTAATTCGTACATTACATAATCAACAGACTGTCTCATAACGCCAGATTCTTCGATAGCCTCGGCGACAAACTTCGGAATCACGACCTTATGCGTCAAGCTCATTCGTCGCCCTCCTCGTCTTCAACGTCAGCCCCTACGATGAACTCCTCGAGCTCATCCGCTGGTACTACGCCAGTCATACGACCGATTTCTCGTTCGCCTTCGAATAGGATCAGCGTAGGCACGCTCGCTAGTCCGTACTCATCGATAAACTGCGGAGCCGAGTCGATGTTAATATCGTGTAGCGTTACGCCTAGCGCCTCGAAGTCAATCGAACCCAGTACGTTCTCCATTACGCGGCAGCCGGGGCAATTCGTTTTATGAAACTTAACGAGTAACTTTCCTTGCGTTGTGTCCATCGTTTTTCCTCCTTTATGTTCGTTATACCATATCGTATCAAACAGGGCGTTTCGTGCCCTCTACATATACATCGAAATGGGTAACTCCTTTTTGACAATTTGACGTAAATTTATTTCGATTTATTTTCGAACCACTCGGCCTCGCTTACCTTTTCCGCCCATCTTCTCGGATTGATTTCGAGGTCGCATCGCACGGGCACGAGCATCTGCACCGCTTGCTCCATCGTTTCCTTAATACGATAAAGCTCCTCGCGTGTAATCGTCGCGGGACATTCGAAAACGAGTTCGTCATGCACCTGAAGGATTATTTCGCTGCCTGTTTCCGCTAATACTGGCGCTAGGTCCACGATTGCCTTCTTTAATATCGACCCGGCACTCGCCTGGATAGGGTAATTGCCAGCCTGACGATCGGCGCGGAATTGTAGGAAACGGTCCTTCGACTTGTACTCTTCATGCAGGCGTCGCTTGCGCCCGAACATATCCGTCACGTATCCTTGCTTGCGAGCTGCCGCTTTCTGTTCGTCCATGAATCGTTGAATGCCGGGATACCCTTTGAAATAGTTCTCGATAATCGTCTTCGCCTCGTTACGTGTGATGCCGAGCGTATCCGAGAGCCCTTTATCGCTCATTCCGTAAACGATACCGAAGTTAACTATCTTCGCCTGCTTGCGGTATTTCTGTTGCGCTGAGCCGTCGGTGTCTTTATCCGCCTCGATTTGCTCATACGTATACTTACCGTCGCTTATCATCGCGGCTGTCGTCGAGTGTATATCCTGACCGTTATGGAACGCTTGAATCAGCGCTTCCTCTTTCGCCATGTGCGCCAATACGCGAAGCTCAATTTGCGAGTAATCTATCGACGCGAATATCTTATCGGGCGCCGCTGTGAATAACTGGCGAATCTCAGGGCGTTTAGCAGGGATCTGCTGAGTGTTCGGCGATGAGCACGTAAAGCGTCCTGTCGCAGCTCCAAATGTATTGTGCCACGGGTGAATCCTGCCGTCGTACTTTATTTCTCGCGGAAGTTTCTGCGTGAATGCCTGGCGGAGTTTCCCTACCTCGCGATACTCGAGAAGTTTACCAATTACGGGATGCTCGTTTTTAATTCGCTTTAACACCTTTACGCCAGTGGACCCATTTTCCAAGTCGGTTAGTTTCAAATCAACGAATAGCTTCTTTTTTAACTGAATCGGCGAGTTTAGATTGATTTCTTCGCCTAGCAGTGCGAATATCTCCGACTGCAGCGCTGATTCCTCGGTTTCTAACTTTCTATCAATCTCGCCAGCTTTCTCGGCATCAAACCCGATACCGATTAAATCGGAGCGAATGAATCGGCGACATACCGGCATCTCGATATCAAATACGAGGCTTTTAATCTCCGCAAGGTCCGCACGCTTATCGTAAAATTGGTGAATCCAATCGTACAGTGCAAGTGTCTTTTCGGTATCCCCTGCAGCATAAGGTAACGCCACATCAAGCGAAATCTGATTAAACGGAGTCTTATCGAATAGTTCATCGAAATTGTCGCTCTTTATTTTGAGCCAATCGGTGATGAGGTTCTTTAGGCGGTGGTCGCGATTCTCATCGAAAGCCATCGCCATGATACGTGTATCTGCGTGCAAGCCGTCCCATAAGTTTATCGCGTACTTAATCCAAAACCATTTACAGTCGAAAGGAGCGTTGTGCATGACGGTCTTGGCGCCCTCTAGTGCGTCCTTGCAAAGTTCAACGATTGCGGCATCGCCTATCTCCGTCATTAACTGCGTATCCTCTACGTGATTAAGTGGTACGTAATAACTAAGCGATCGCGTCGAAATTGAAAAGCCGGCCATCTTACCTGACCACGGGTCTAACCCACCGTCTGGCGTATCTCCAAAAGTTTCGCAGTCGAGTGCGATCAAGTCAGCCTCTTTGATAACGCGAACCATATCGCGCAGTTTATCCCACGTATCGACGAGCACGTAATTCCCAGGCGTCTTCTCCACGAGCTCGCGAATCTTGCTATCGCGTTGCTGTTCGTTGAGCACTCGCCACATCCGGAGCGCCTCCGCCTTACTGAACCGTTTACCGGCGTCGCTAGGCTCGCGTCCTATCTTGCCAGCCGCCATTGCTCGTTGCACCTCGCGGAGCCTTTCGTTGTCGGCGTCGCTATTCTTCATCGCTAGGATCCGCTCCCACGCCTCCTCCATCGTCTCGGTTGCGGCTTTCTTCGCCTTCTGCGCAGCCTGCACACGTTCGGCGGCTCCGTTTATAGCCGGTATGTTCAATCGTGCGTTAAGCGTCATACATCGCACACCTCCGTATACTGTTTTCGATACCATCGCATGAACTCGTCGAAGTTGTTCTCGATGTGTTCGCGATCACACTTCGCGTCACAAAAGTAAGCCTCGACACGCTCATCGTAAAGCAAAACGGCGGGGCTTCGATGCTCCTCGCCGCAGTTTGCGCATTGATATGGCGTACTCATCGGACGTTCCTCGCCATGATAACGACACGGAAATCATCTCCGAAACACTCCGTTTCAATAAAATCAACACGTACATTATCGCTAGTAAGATGCGCATACGTCCCGTCTAGCCCCTGCTTTACTCGCGCTAATCGCTCGGCTTCCTCCTCCGCCTTCTTCGGAAACTTCACGCCCATCAACTCCGCCGCCTTACGAATCTCCTCCGGTGTCCCTTCGAATACTACTCCGTGACCTAATTCAACTCGCATATTATCAATCCCCTTTCGTTCTTGGCGTCTCAGCCTTGCGTACTTGCTCTGCGCCTACCCACTCGCGGGCGCTCGGCTTAAAATGACCGTCTCGTACACGTTGCACACACAGCGGATGAATCACGTCGCTCACGTCGACCTCAATCACACGAACCGGTTCGCCTATCTCGAAAACTGTATCGCTGTTATCGACTATCACCGCAATGTCTCCGACTTTTAGCATGCTATCGCGCTCCCTTCGGATTCCGCTTTTCCGCCGCACTTAACGCCATACACGTAACCACGATTCCTGCCACGAAACAAAACGCTCCGAACGCTAGATACGTAACCAAGACCTCCATCGGTATCATACGGCCACCCACTCCGTTCTAACGATTTCTCGTTTTTCGACTTCATGAATGTAGCCGTCTTGGGCAAACGGTTCGTAACCGTAATCTTCGTGACCATAGCGAACATACTCAACGTTATGGGAGAAGAGTTTTCCGTCACTCTCGCGCTTTAGTATCAACAACCAAGTGCGTCCATGCTCGTGCTCCACGAATCCTAAATCCTCGTGAATCTCATAATTAACGCCATCAATCTCCAATTCTTCATTGTTGCGGAAATAATCCATTTGATCCTTCGTTAATTTGATTTTCATACGCTCGTTCCTCCCATCGCTATGCTTAATCGCTCCCACTTCGAATCCACCGCATCAGCCGCCGACCAGTACTCCGAAATCTCTCTGTTCTCGAACAGGTACACGTCTGTATCGAGCACCGTTATAAAATGCGTACAGTCGTCGAGTGTGTAGATTTTTCCGCTATTCTTCTTCGCGTACACCACGATCTCGCCATTACGGTCGCTTCGCCGCCTCGCCGTTTTGACTTGCACGTACATTCGCTCGCCTGTCGCTGGGCGTTCCGCTACCATATCGTAAGGCTTAGGCGTGGACGGGACCGATACGTCCCATCCCGCACTGAGCAAAGCGGCCTGTGCGAGTAGCTCGCTGTGGTAGCCGCGTTTTAATGTATCGTCACACATGCGCCTCGCCTCCGTTTAAAATGGTAAATCGTCGTCGCTGATATCGATTGGCGCTCCGACGTTCTCAGCCTTCGGCTCAATCGCTGGCAGTCCGTCAAGCACCGACTTATCGAACTTGTCGCCGTCAGCCTTTCCGATAATCTCGCGGATAGACGCCTCATCGCGGAAGTTAACCTGCTCGGCGAAATCGAAGCTGATTCCGGTGTACTTCTTCGCGTCCTCTATCGCTTGCTCTAGCCCATCAGTGTCAGCGGATTCAAGCGAATACGTTTTGTCTTTTTTCTTGATTACGACCGCATCTCCGACCAGCGTATATTCCTTGTTGAATTTGCGAGCTGCTTTTTCGAGCTTGTCGTAGTCAGTGACGATGTTGTTAACGTGAAATTCTTTTAAATCAAGGAACCTGTATGTTCCGTATTGGACATCATAAACGGGAACCACGAAATATAATTTGCGTTGATACTTCGGACTCTTCATCGCCTTACACGTTAAGCACACGGAGCTGTTCGGCTTATCGAACTCTTCGAAGTCAACGCCTGCCAGTTTCGGACTATGCAAGCACGTATGCTTTTGAATAAAGTCGGTGCGAGTAGCGAAATCTCCGTCTTCGTGTACGTAATAAGCGAACCAATTATCGGGATCCGCGATGATTACAAACTCTCTACCGTCCTTTAACTCGCGACCTAACGATACATACCTCTTCACGCCTTCCGGCAAATCGTTACCCTCGCCACGTAGCGCCTTTTCTGCTTGCGCTTTGTCATCTCGTGCTTTTAACTTATCTCGTAATCCCATCGAATCACTCCTCGTTTATAATGCGGACCACTGTCCGTTCGAACGCGGGAACCTCCACACGCTCGCACCGCTGATCGTCCGTAGACAATCGGCGGAACCAGCGTTGGATTATTTTCCCTGCGATAGAGATTCTAAGCCGAGAATTACCCCCGTAAGTATTGCTAAGAATATCGAACTACCTATCGCAAAATCGCTGACATGTGCGCCCGTCACAAATCGATAGAATGTTACCGTATATCCTAGCGCACCTATAAAAAACAATGTCGCAATAATTTTGTTAAACAAGCGAATCGCCTCCGATTATTTATTCGAGCATCGCTCGCTAATCGCTACGCCCACGTCATGCCATCGTTTAGTTAGATAGCGTGCGCAACGATTAGCCAGCGCGGAGGCTGGCTTTAACCTTCGAAATTCTCACGATACCGTTCGTTCTCTGCCGCGCGACTCTGCAGCGTATTTCTCGTACGGTTTACCTGATCGGTCAGCGGCTTGATTTCGCGAATCGCTAGGTCAAGTGCTGACTGTTCGTGCTTCACGCGACGGCGCGTTTGCAGCGTAACTTGCAACGTTTTGAAAAACTCGAACGCCTCGACCATATCGACGTCGCCAGCGGTCTCTATTTCGTGGTAAATTTCGCTTAAACGCTTGTCGTACTTCGATTGTTTCTCGCGGAGCTTCCGCTCCATTTCGACCATTTCCTTGTACGTCGCCTGTATTTGCTTGACGCTCTCCAATGCGAAACTCATACCGCTTTCTCCTTCCGATATACTATATCGTATATTAGATGGCGCACGAATCCCCTACGAGTAGCGTGCGCCTTGACGTGCGTAAATTTTAAGCGACAACTCATCCGTGTCTCTTGCGTACCCTTGATAAAACAACTCCGCTTGGTGCTTTCGTATTTCAGTTTTGTTACGAGTGTTAAGTTCGCACAAAAGTTGCTCTCGTCGTGTTGCGCGTTTGTATGACGTCTTTATATAATCGTTCATGAAGCGTATAGCCCCTCTCGTCGTTGTTGGTTATTACGCGATAATTTCAAGTGCCTCCTGGCGGATATGTTCGTCGCATTGTTTCGCCAGGCGTTCGAGTGATCTATATACTTTTTTAGGGTACGTACCAAGCTGTTCCGCTATCTGATTCGCATTCATGTCGTAATTAAGGAAAGCGGTTAATATCGCCCGTTGCAAGTCGTCGGCAATGGCGAAAAGGTGCTCGATCACTCGGCGCTTTGAATCGTTTCTCTCGTAAGTTGTTTGAATATTAACGGCAGTATCTTCGACGTCGAACTCGATTGGTTCGGCGTCTTCTTTTGTTTCTAGGATGGCTGACATTGAAGTTTCTCGGGTGATTTGCTTTTTGTACTTTCGGATAAAATCAAGCGCGTGCTTTTCTAGTCGATAGTATACTCTCGTCATTAGTGGGGAACTACCTGGTATGTAGGATTCTAGGATGCTCATTAACTTCGAATTTAGGTAACTCTCAACCTCCGAATCCCCTACGCGGTATACTATACCGTATCTTTTGGAGATTTTTTTTACAACGCAAATACATTCGCCGATAACTTCCTCAACAATAACGCCGTTAGCCAATACGGTTTTCGTCATCGTCATCCCCCTTTATTTTCGCCTTACACTTATACATCGAAAGCTGAACCGCTTTTTTGACACTTAGCGTAAAACTTTTTTGTATTTTGTTTTTTTTATTTTATAACGAACGGTCGTTCTTATCAATACGTAAACCGAACGTTCTTTCGTATTTCTCGACGGTAATTTTTGACAGGCATCCCGCCATGAGCGCCTCGTTAGCGTCCTTGATTCCTGCGGGCATATATACGTTATATAACTCGACGCTTCCTCGTAATTCGTTTACGACCGACTCCCGTAGCTTCTCGCCTGCAGCATCGGCATCTGGCGCTAGGTACAGCCGCTCTATCGGGCTACGGCGAATAATGTCCGCTTGCATCTTCGTGAAGGCAACCCCGCCTATTCCGACCGCCGGTTTCCCCTTTGTTCGCCAGGACATTGCGTCCACTTCGGCTTCGCAGATAACACATTCTCTCGAACGGTCGGCGAATATCTTATCGATACCAAAAATCGATTCTCTAATCGGTATTGCATCCTTCGAATACCAAAACGTTTTCTGATTCGTTTTACGATACTTAATGTTTGCCAGCCTCCCGAGTGCGTCGTACCAAGGGATAACGCAAGTATTCGAGAGTTTATCGAAGCGAACGCCGTACTGCCGCTGCACATCCATGGAAATTCCCCGATTGAGCAAGTACGTGTAATCTTCGTCATACTGTTCTAGTGATCTCGGATCTACGTAATGTGATGACCTCGTAATCTGTAATACTGGTGGCTTCAATTCGATTGCGGCTCCGAGGCGAACACTGTATTTTTCGACTAAATACTGAACCGACTCCTCATATGTTTCATCGCGCAAAAACGAAAGAAGTTTCGGGAGAGATCCGGACGCCCATTCGCCAGTCGCCCCGCTATCGGACCAACAGCCGGAATATTCTCCGGATAGCGATACGAAGAAGCTAGGCGACTTGTCATAACGGAAGGGCGAGCAAGCAATAAGTTTGTCGCCGGCCCACCGTGCTCTGCTCCATGTAAATTCGGCGAGTTCCTCGGTTACATCTACGTCTAAGTCGCGGCCATGAATACGTATAATCGACATCGTTAATCGCCTCCTAGAAATTAAACTGACTCGCTGCGACCGCTCCCGTCGGAAACTCCGCTAGTACTCCGTAATCGAATATCGCCATAAGCTCAAGCGTGAAGTCCTCGCCGCCGTTACGTCCCTTCTCGATTCCCAGCATCGCTCGCCCATCTTTCTCGAGACTATCGAAGCTGATTAAATTCGTAGCGATATCGAGCAGGCGCTTCGTTGTTTTCACTTGGTCACGCTTCGGCAGATTTAGCTCGCGGCGATCTTCCTCGTCAGTTTGCTTTCGTTCCACCGTTGCCTGCACCGTATAGAATCCGACTACATCGTTATCCCCGATAATCTGTTCGAACCTTGTAGCCGCCCACTCTGCCGCTCCGCCTGCCGTTTTGTTGGCGTTCTTGCCGTATACGTCGCTCAGTCCGTAGAATGGGTCGATTACCACAGCGTTAACAACTCCCGTCATCAGCTCACGTTCTAGGTCGTCTAGCGTTCTTGTTAACTCGCCGCCGCTTTTGCCCTGGAAGTATAGTTTGCCGGGATAATACGAATCTAGTGCATCGACAACCGCGAGGAACTGTTCGCGCACAACGTCTTCGAGTTTCCCGCTAAGAATCCGCTTGTTCGGCAACCCGACTTTTCTGCCAATCTCATCGATTAGCATTTCGTCGACTGCGGTTGCTACGGAAATCAAACGAGCAATCCAAACGTATTCTTTTACCTCGAAGGACTTGACGAGTACGTTCGCGCCCTGTCGTAGTAATGAATCGACTATCTTAACGTTAAGGTACGTTTTACCGCGCCCTGACTCCGCCATGATTCCGTATACGTCACCGCTATACCATCCGCCTATCTCCTTTGTCAGCGATTCGAAAGGCGTCTGCCAGCATTTGAACGACTTCCCTTCCTCGCGCTTCAGATACTCGGATTTGAACGAGTCGCGAATATCGCTGAACGTGCGACCTAAATTGCTCCGAATCTCCGTGCCGTTTTTTATCGCCAGCAACCGCTCGATCGTCTCGTCAATCGTTTTGAATCCGTCGCTCGCATCGAATATCTTCGGCACTTCCGTCTGTATAAGATCCGCGAATTGTACCTTTGCCGCATACGATTTAATCTGCTTCGTAAGGTATTCGTAGCTGTCCTCGACTTGCGGGTAGTAAACGAACTGAG